AACCAGGCGAGAAATTCGTTGGCCCTGATGTGAGTATTTTTTCGGGCAGCACTCCGTAGAGGGCTGCCAGCAAAGTGAAGCGGCCCGTTGGCCGCACCCCAAGTAACCACCTCGTCAATTGAGACCCGGTGGTTTTTTTACGTCCATTGATTTTGGAGAACCCCAAATGAGTAAGCAATTGCGCGAGCTGCAGGCTCGCAAATCTACCCTGGTCAAAGAAGCGCGCGCGCTCACTGACCGCGCTGCATCTGATAACCGTGACCTGAGCGATGAGGAGGTGACAACCTTCGACGCACTCAAGACCCGAATCGAAGCCGCGAGCAACGCCATCGACCGTGAAGCAAGCCTGATCGCTGAAGAAGCGCAAATGGCCCACGCCCCGGCAAGCTCTGGCGCTTTCATCACCGTCACCGACAACCGCGAGGCTGATCCTTTGCATGGATTTCGCACTGCGGGTGAGTTTATGCAGGCGGTTTATCAGGCAGAAAAGCCCGGCAAATCGCTCGATGAACGTTTGCTCATTGGTGGTGGCCGTGGTGCAGCAGCGCCTGGCAGCTTTGCCAACGAGGCTTCAGGCCAAGACGGCGGCTTTTTGGTGCCACCTCAGTTCTCCCAGCAAATCTTCAAGCTCTCTTTGGGCGAGGACTCCTTGCTGCCCATGACCGACAACGTCGAGATCAGCGGCAACAGCATGGCGTTCCCCAAGGACGAGACCACGCCCTGGGGCACCAACGGAATCCGCGCCTACTGGCAGGGAGAAGCAGCCTCGGCTGTGGCATCCAAGCCGGTACTTGGCCTGGCCACCTTGCGCCTCAAAAAGCTGATGGCGCTGGTCCCCACCACGGACGAACTGCTGGACGACGCCAATGCGCTGACCACCTATCTGCCCGAAAAGGTTGCCTTGTCCATTCGCTGGAAAACCAACGAGTCCATCCTCTTTGGTGCTGGCAACGGTGTGCCCGTGGGAGCGCTCAGCTCTGGCGCAACGGTCACCGTGGCCAAGGAGTCTGGTCAAGCAACGCAAACGCTGGTTCCTCAGAACCTGGCCAAGATGATTGCGCGTCTGCCTTCAGGCAGCTTTGCCAACGCAGTATGGATCGTGAACAACGATGTGCTGCCCGCACTGTTCACGCTGACTCTGGGCAACTACCCGATCTACATCCCCACGGGCCTGCCCGTCGGTGGCTTGCAAGTCTCGCCCTACGGAACCTTGCTTGGTCGCCCGGTGTTTGTTTCTCAACACGCTAACACCTTCTCGGCCCAAGGCGACATCTTGCTGGTGGACCTCAAGTACTACCAGACCATCACCAAGGCGGGTGGCATGCAGACCGCCACATCGATGCACTTGTACTTCGATGCGGATCTGACGGCGTTTCGCACGACCTTCCGCATGGACGGCCAGTCCAAGCTCAACAGCCCCATCACGCCTGCCAAAGGCAGCGCAACGATGTCGCCCTTCATCCAACTGGGCGCGCGCTAAGCCGCCTCCAACCTTAGGAGAAAACTATGTTTCCCAACGCAAAAGGCAGCGAACTGCTGTCCGTTCTCGCCACCATCGACCCTGCCGCGCAAGCGGCGGGAACAGTCAGCACGGGCTGGATTTCTGTGGCCAACCACCACGGGTTTCTCTCTCTGGTCCAGACCGGAGTGCTGGGCACCAGCGCCACAGTGGATGCGAAGTTGCAGCAGGCCCTGGACAGCTCTGGCACCAGTGCCAAGGACATCACCGGTAAAGCGATCACTCAGATCGTTAAAGCCACTGGTGACAACAAGCAGGCCTTGATCAACGTTAAGCCCGAGGAACTCGACACGGTGAACGGCTTTGGCTTTGTTCGCCTGTCAGTAACGGTGGGAGTGGCAGCAAGCCAGACCTCCGCTCAGGTGATTGGCCTCAATCCGCGCTTTGCGCCTGCGGATGCTTCCAACCAAGCGGCTGTGGTGCAGGTCATCTAAATGCCCATCCAACTCGTCACGCCACCCACAGAGGAGCCGGTGTCGCTGCTTGAGGCAAAGCTGCATCTGCGGGTGGATTTTGACGAGGATGACATGCTGATCGCCTCACTCATCACGGCGGCCCGGCAAGCAGCCGAGACACTGACCGGCAGGCAGTTCACCACTGCCCGCTGGAAGCAAGTGCTCGACTGCTTCCCCGGACCGTCGCTGATGGGTGTGCCTGCTGGGCAGGCTTTCACTTTGCCCGGTCATGCGATTTTGCTGGCCAAGGCACCCGTGCAATCGGTGGTGTCGATCAATTACCTGGACATGGGGTCTGTGAATCAGACCATGCCTGCTTTGACCTACACGGTCGATGCCGCCTGTGAACCCGCGCGAATCACGCCGGTGTTCGGGCAGACCTGGCCGATTTGCTTGCCGCAGATCGGCGCGGTGTCAGTCACCTTTGATGCCGGGTACGGTACTGCTTCGCAAGTTCCAGAAGGCATCAAGAGTTGGATCAAGCTGCGCGTCGGCAGCCTGTATGCGCACCGCGAAGAGGTGGCTGCGCTATCGCGAGGACGCATCGAACCATTGCCATTCATTGACGGGCTGCTCGATCCGTACAAGGTTGTGACGGTATGAATCCGGTTCGCTCTGGTCAGTTGAATCGGCGTATTACTTTGCAGCGCCAAAGCACGGCGCAGGACAGTTACGGCGGGCCTGTTCGCACATGGACTGACTTAGGCACCTTTTGGGCTGAGATTCAACCCTTGAGTGGCCGGGAACTGGAAAGTGCGCAGCGCATGGCAAGCGAGGTCTCACACCAAATCGTTGTGCGCTACCAAGCCATCTTTGCTGACACGCGTCAGGTCGCTGGCTACCGGGCTCTTTACCGATCGCGGATTTTCAACATCCACGCGGCCCTCAATGATGAAGAGCGCAACGTGCTGGTCACGCTGCTGGCCTCTGAGGGTCTGGATTGAATGGCTAAGTACGAAAGCGTTCAGATTCAGGGCCTTGATGCTTTGGCCAAGGCTTTGAAAGAGTTGCCTGACCGGGTGGCCAAGAACGGCTTGCGTGCAGCGGTCTATGCCGGAGCCAAAGTGATTCGGGATGAAGCCAAGTTGCAAGCTCCTGTTGCCACGGGCGATCTGGGACCCAACCAGCCGCCACCCGGCACCTTAAAGCGCTCGGTGATTTTGAAACAAATCCCCGAGTTGTCGAACAAGAACAAGCAAACCTTCTTCGTCACGGTCCGGCATGGCAAGAAGTACCGCAAGCAAGGCAAGAAGGGCAACCTTTCGCAAGACGCTTGGTACTGGCGCTTTGTTGAATTTGGGACCGTAAAGATGTCCGCGCACCCATTTCTGCGGCCTGCTTTTGACATGAAGAAAAACGATGCGCTAACGGCCATCAAGACACGGCTTGCTGAGCGCATCGAGCAAGCCGCACGCGAACTCAAAAAATGATTCAGCAAGACCTTTTCGCGGCCCTCGCAGGTGTGGCCGGGGGAAGGGTGTTTCCGAACGTTGCGCCCAACAACGTGCAAAAGCCTTACGTGGTCTATGTCCGCGTATCCAGCGCACCAGAAAACACACTGGCCGATGGCGCACCCATTGAAAACACCCGACTGCAGGTGGACTGCTTTGACACCACCTACGCCGCTGCCGTTGCCTTAGCCGAAACAGTCAAAGCGGCCATGAAAAGCAGCGCCATCACCCACGTTTTGCTCCTTGAGCAAGACCAATTCGAGCCCGAGGCATTGCTGCACCGGGTGATTTTGGATTTTTCGATCTGGCACTAACTTTTAGGAGAACTCTATGCCCAGCACCGCCATCTCAGCCCAAGGCTCCACCGTCAGTATCGGCACGACCACCGGGTCGGCGCTCACCATCACTGCCGTCTCGCTCACCAACCCTTGCCGGGTCACGCTCTCAGCGGTCACCGCATTGAACAAGGGTGATGTGATCACCATCGCTGGCGTCGTTGGCACCACCCAACTCAACGGCAACAGTTTTGTTGTGCAGTACATCGAACCTACGACCAAGATCGTCACCCTCGCTGGACTGGACGCGACGGGTTATACGACCTACACCAGCGGCGGCACGGCCACCCCTGTGCAGTGGACCAAGATTTCCAACGTCAAGAGCTACAGCGGCTTTGACGGCTCGGCCTCCGAGATTGAGCGAACCAACTTTGACTCGACCGCCAAGGAATTCATTCTGGGTCTCTTTGATCCGGGTGCATTTGCCATCGAGGTCGACCAGGACAACAGCGATGCAGGCCAACTGGCTCTGATGACTGCGCTGGTGACCGGTGTGGCCAAGAGCTTCAAGTTGATTTTGCCCAACGGCAACACGGCAACCTTCACCGCCTACGTGAAGAAATTCAACAGCCAGGGTGCAGTGGATCAGGCGATCCGGCGCTCGGCTGAACTGCGCATTTCTGGCTCGATCACCTGGGCTTAATTTTTCCAAGGACCCCTATGACACTACTTTCCAAAACCGCCATCCTTTGCGCCAACGACCTTCAAACAGAGGACGTCGATGTCCCCGAATGGGGTGGTGCCGTGCGCGTGCGCAGTTTCACCGGTCGCGAGCGTGATGCCTTTGAAGCCAGCATGGTCCGGGGTGAGGGCAAGGACCGCAAGGTTGATCTCACCAATATGCGTGCGCGCCTGGTGGGACTGACTGTGATTGATGAAGGTGGTCAGCGCCTGTTCACCGATGATGAGGTGGATCTGCTCGGTGCCAAATCTGGCGCGGCGCTGGACCGGGTGTTTGCCATTGCGCAAAAGCTCAATGGTCTGTCCGGCGCAGATGTGGAGGAACTCACAAAAAACTCCAGCGGCGTCCCGAGCGCCGTTTCTATTTCCGACTCTGCCTTGCCCTTGGATTCCAACACCCTGACCATCTCCTCGCAAGCCTGAGTTCGCAGCAGGTTGCGGAGTGGATGGCATTTGCCTCTCTGGAAGGCCTGCCGGACATGCGCGCTGACTTTGGCTTCGGTCAGGTCTGCGCCACGCTGGCCAACGTCCATCGCCGCGAAGGTCAGGACCCGTACCAGGCCGATGACTTCATGCCGGGACTGCATGGACTAAGTAATGCAGAGCCTGCCGCCACCAAGGATGCCGATGCTCCGCCCGCTGAAGTCTTTGATGTTGAGGCGCACAGCCGTTTGATCTCAGCCCTCTTGGGCAAAAAGGAATAAATCCCCC